CGGCACCAATACTGTGTACTCCTGCAATATTTTGTGTACCTGCTTCTACTTGACTTACATCATTGTTAAGCACATAACCTGACTCATAATCTACATGACTAATTGTACCACCACCTAAACGTGATTGTATGTCTGCAAAGCCACCTCTATGAAATAAAACTCCTATGCCTGTGCTGGCAAACATCTTATGTCCACTAAACGCAATCCAGTCAATGTTATTCAACTGAGTGTCTATGGGTGCATGTGCAATGCTCTGACATGCATCTAGTATAACCTCGCAATCATTTTCTTTAGCAATGGCTACCATCTTTTGCCATTCTAATGTGTGTCCAGTTAAATTACTCTGAGTAACAAATGCTACAATACTTCCTGGATTTGATTCACATACTTCTACCCAATCTTGGATACTTACAGTACCATCGTCAGTTGCCTTACATACAATAAGTTTTTCATTATTTGTATTTCTATCTTGTCTCATCCAAGGTAGACTGCTACTGTGATGTTCTAAATGTGTAATAATTACTTTTCTATCATCATTTGCATAATGTTCTGCAACCATATTTAAACTTTCTGTTGTACCTGCTGTGAAGGCAACTTCAAAAGGTTCGCAGTTCAATAACTTTGCAACTTCAACTCTTGCTTCGTCATACAAGTCCGTTGCAATCTGACTTGTTTTAAAATCGCCCCTATGCACATTGGCTCTATAGTTGTAATGATAATCACTTACTGCTTTAATACTGCTATCTACTGTTTGAGTACTAGCCGCATTGTCTAAGTAAGTCAACTCACTATATGCTAGACTAGGAAAACAATTCCTAATCTCTTTAATTTGTTTTGCTTTTTTGTATGCTTTTAACATAGGAAACTATCCACTAAAATATTACTTGCCTTTTCCTTGTCAAAGCCTCTACTCTGAAGGTAGTACAAATGGTCCTTATTAATATTACTTATCGTGCAACCATGTGAACATTCAATTTCTTTGGTATGTATATCCAGTATAGGTCTGGTGTGCATTTTACATTGTTTTGTCAGCATTAAGTTTTGGTTATTCATATCCCCACTAAACCCAATACTATAAGGACTAACATCATATCTACCTATAAAACTAGTGTTGACATTTTCCCTTCCAACATTCTTAATATCGATAACACTTGCATTGTTATCATTTTGACTTTTTAATTGTACAAACTGATGGTAGTCATTACCTGCTTTAATATCATTCCTACCATGTAAGTTTACTTCTACATTACTACTGCATTTAAAATAAAAATTTTCTTGTTGATATGTACTTCCTTCATTACTAAAGTTAATTGTAATCTTACTACCTGGGTGGCATACAAATCTGCTGTCAAATATTCCCCATCCACCACAGTCTTTGGTACTTCTATCTATTATTAGTTCACTGCCTTCTCTAACAATATAAGTTGTATAATTCATTTGACCACTTGTGGGCCAAACAATTTCTTTTATTCTAACAGAAGTATTATACTGTATATCTATAATATTTGTATTTGCTTCTAGTACAGGATCATCAGTAAGACTGAGATAATGCATTTCCAAAGGTTTGCTAACAAAACGTTTTTTACTTCCTGTTGGAAAAATTATTACGTTTGTAAATGGTGTTAATGCGTATGTTAAATTTCTAAAATCATCTGTGGGTTCTATGATTTTTATATACTCATCTTGTTTTTGTTTATTATATTTTATGTTGTCTAGTATTTGTATATTGAATGGTTTCCTTTGTCCAATGTCAAAACTTGGAATCAATTGACCATCGTTACATACAATCGAATTTTCTTTGTTTGCAACCCATTCAAACTTTTCAAGATTTTCTAAAGGATCATATTTTTTACTTTTTTCTAATATGTCTATTTGTTTTAGTTTGTTTAAATTACTAAAATTAAATTTTTCAGATTTGTTAGAAGGTAAACCTATCTCTCTAAGATAGATTAAATTATCTAAGTAATGATTATGTACACCTGGTATTTTCTTTGCGTACTCATATTGTTCTTCGCAAAGTCCGATGTATTTTGTAGATGAGATATAATCTGATAAGTCTTCAAGTTTATAAAAACTATCGTAACCTACTTGTTTTTCTAAAAACTCGTCGCTGTATAAATTTTTAAACACTATCAAACCCTTCAGCAAATATTCGTTGTGCTAATTCTTTGTCGCCGCCAACTACATGGTCGTTCTTCAACACAATAACTGCATCAGGATTTAAACTGTCAATTAATTTTTCATAGTGTGTTACAACAATTAGTGTGTTGTCTGCTGTACGCCATTCATTTAGTTGTTTGGATAATGCTTTTATACCATCAACATCTAAACCACTATCAGGTTCGTCTAACATTGCTAGTTGAGTTTTCAACATATTCATCTGAATCAACTCATTCTTTTTCTTTTCGCCACCACTAGCATCTGTATTCAAATTTCTTTTGTCCCATCCTTCAGGCAGTCCCAAAGAATGACTTATTCCTTTAAAGTTTTCTAAAGTTTGTTTTATATCTGATCCTTTTGTGTTTAATGCTTGTTTAATAAATTGGAAGTTACTTAATCCAGGAATACTTGTAGGATGTTGAAACCCAACAAACATACCTAGCCTTGCTCTTTCATCTACCTCAAGTTCTAATATATCTTCATTATTAAATTGTATGCTACCACTAACTTCTAAATCGGGTCTACCCATGATGCTATGTAATAGTGTGCTTTTACCTACACCATTTGCACCCATAACAATATATGTACGTCCAACATCAAACTCAACGTTGATATTTTCCAATACAGGACTTACCGAGTAATTTGCTAATTTTAACATATATGTATTGTACTACCTTTTAGTATTATTGTCAACAATTATCCTACTGCACCTTCAAGTGTAACACTCAGTAGTTTATTGGCTTCAGCGGCAAATTCTAAAGGCAGTTTTTGGAACACATCTTTACAGAATCCATTGACCACTAAACTAATGGCATCATCTTCTGTAAATCCTCTTGTTGCCAAGTAGTACATTTGTTCTTCGCTGACTTTTCCTGCACTTGCTTCATGTTCAACAGTTGCAGTATCGTTTTGACTTGTTACATATGGTATAGTTAATGCTCTACTGTCTTGTAACATTAAACTGTCACATTTTGTGTAGTTAGATGCATCTTTGGCACCTGGATTTATTTTAACTGCACCTCTATATGTGTTTGTACTATCTCCAAAACTTATGCCTTTGGATATAATAGTACTCTTGGTATCTTTACCTAAGTGTATCATTTTAGTGCCTGTGTCTGCTTGTTGTTTGCCTTTCGTAACTGCAACACTAAAAAATTCTCCTACACTACCTTCACCTTTTAAAATACAACTAGGGTACTTCCATGTAATTGCACTTCCTGTTTCTACTTGAGTCCAAGATACTTTTGATTTTTTACCTTCACACTTGGCTCTTTTGGTTACGAAGTTGTAAACACCGCCTACACCATTCTCATCTCCTGGATACCAATTTTGTACTGTGGAATATTTTATTTCTGCATTGTCTAATGTAATTAATTCTACACAGGCGGCATGTAATGTGTTTTCATCATATGCAGGAGCAGTACAACCTTCTAAGTAACTTACATAACTATCTTCATCTGCTATAATAAGTGTACGTTCAAACTGTCCTGTGTTCCTAGCATTTATTCTGAAATATGTATTAAGTTCCATTGGGCATGTTACACCTTTTGGTATATAGCAAAAAGTACCGTCTGAGAACACCGCAGAGTTCAGTGTAGCAAAGTAATTATCTGTATAGGGTATTACAGTACCTAAATATTTTTTAACTAGTTCTGGATGATCCTGTACTGCTTCACTAATACTGCAAAATATAATACCAACCTTTTCTAATTCTGCTTTAAATGTTGTAGCAACACTTACACTATCAAATACAGCATCAACGGCTACTGTGGGTATAAGGTTATCTGGTTTTGGTTTTTCTGTATCTAGTCCTAACAATGCATCACGTTCATGCAAAGGTACACCTAACTTTTCAAATGTATCTAATATTTCTTGTGGTATTTCATCTTTATCAAACTTTTTAGGTGCTGAGTGATAACTCAATGCTTGATAGTCTACCGGCTCATAATCTAATTCGCCCCAATCAGGTTCTGACATTGACTCCCATCTTTTAAATGCTTTCAGTCTAAATTCTAACAGCCAGTCTGGTTCGTTCTTTATTGCACTTAAATTTCTTACTGTTTGTTCATCAAGACCCGCTGGAAAAGATTCATTCTCTAATTCAGTTATAAATCCTTCTTGATACTTTTGTTTTGCATCAATATCGTCTTGTTTCATTCTACCTGTCTTGTTTTTAATTGTAATGGGTGACCACTTGCTCTTGAAGTTGCAAGTGCTTCTGTTGTTTTTTGTTCTGCTATTTCAAAGTTATAAGTTCCTGCAACTGCCTGTCCATGTTCATGAATTGTCATTGTTAATTCTTTTGCAGTATCAACATTTTTATTAAATATTTCAACTAACAATTTAATTACAAACTCCACTGGAGTATAATCATCATTAAAAATAATTACATCAAACCTCGGTGGGTATCGTAATTCTACTGCTGTTTTTTGTTTTACTGCTTCTTGTGTCATTTATTACCTACTTACTGTGTGGTGGTAGTTTTGCTTCTACAAACCATTCATGTTTTCTTTTAACTGGATTATACTTCTTTAATTTTAACTTCTTATTGTCAATTGTCAAGTTTTTTGTTTTAATAAATGTATAGTGGTACGTATGGTGATCCCTTGTTTCGCCTTCTGGAATCAAATATAATAACGTTTTTCTTTTGTCTTTCTTTGCCATAATAATAAAGGGTAGCAGAAATTACTGCTACCCACATATTTACCGCAAAGTTTAAGTAATTTTAATAGATTGTGGTTTCAGGGCGTCTGGGACGTTCCTAAACAATGATACTCTTAAAATACCATCTTCAAGTTTTGCTTCTTTAACTTCAACGAACTCTGCAAGTTTGAAAGTTCTGATAAAGTTTCTTTCTGCAATACCTTTGTGAAGATACTCAACAGACTCATCTAGCACGTTGCTTTCACCTTTTATAATAAGTGTGCCATCTTCAAGTGAAATATCAATGTCGTCTTTTTTAAATCCTGCTACTGCAAGAGTAACTTCATAGACATCATCATCTTTTTTAGCAATGTTATATGGTGGATAGCCTGTTTGGGCATTATTAAATGTCGGATCGTTGAAAAACTGTTCTGCTAGTCTATCAAAACCGATGCTCATTTTATATAGTGGGGAAAGTGATTCAGATGTGAATCGTATTTGCTTATTCATAATAATCTCCTATATTTAGCAAGTTATATTTCCAACTTTTTAAACCCTTATGGCGAATAAAAAGTTCGCGGTGTAGAGGAGCATTCGTTAGTGTGTGTCCTGTTCCTCTTCACTACTTGGTAATCTTCTTGGTGCTTAAACTCTTGCCAATTTAAGTCCTTTGTTGGTTACCCAAAAATGTTTTTATTTCTAATCCGTCATATGCGAACATAATCAGTCTCGATTTAAAAACTAATGTATTACCTTCTTTGTTTGGTCACCAGTCGGTTTTTTTCACTTACGATCCAATTACCTTGTGTTACCTTTCCGTCGATAATACATGCAATTTCAATTGTAGTAGACTTCATTCACTTACGATCCTGTTGCCCTTACTTTTGTAATTGCAAAGATATTTATAATCTATATACATTATATAGTGTTTTATTGGCAAAAATCAACCTATTTTGGCATCTTTTTTTAATTTTTTTACAAAAAGGCCCAATTTAATAAGGTTCTAACCAATCATTTTTTTGCAAAAAAATATAAATACAAGTAACAAAGTAATAAAGCATTTACGAAAATAAGGAGTAAATCTTATTACACTTAAAAATTAAGGAGTCATAAAATGGCACAAACTCAAAACGCAGGAGCCGTAGTTGCTCCAGGACACGTAGGTGGAAAGGTTATCGCTGGAATTCAAATAGATTTCGGTGCTGACGTTTCAGCAAAATTGGCAGTAGGATCTGCCGTAGACGCAACATTAAAAGCAATCATGAACGAAGGCTTAACAGCATTCGCAATTGGTACAGTTGATGCAACAGGTGGAACAGGACAAGGTCTTAAAGTTCTATTTGAAGGCGAACACGGAACAGATACTTATGACGGATCAAACAGTGAATCACTAGCGGCTCACTTGGAAGACGTTGTACAAGCATTAGGCACAGTTGATGGAATCAACTTAGCAGGTGCAGGAATCACAGCATTCGACCTATAAGTCTTAACAACTTAAAGAAGAAGGGAGTATTTATACTCCTTTCTTTTTGACTTTAGCAAACAAAAAAGATAAATATTAGCAACAGACTCATAAGAGTCCTAATATATTAGGAGAATAAAATGGCAGTAGCAAAAACAAACCCAGCGGCAACTACTACAGGTTCAGCATCAGAAGTAATCGGTAAAGATATCTCAATCTTTTCTTTAGACTATATCGTTGCTAACGCAAGTACTGGCCCAAGTGGAGCTCAACAAGCCGTTCTTAACGCAATCCAAGAAAGTAGAGTAATTTTAGCGGCAGGTCCTCTATCTAACTCTAACACGGAACAAACTTTTATTATTGAAGGTGAATTAGATTCAGGTCTTCAAGCAAGAGTTCAAGCATTAGGAACAATTGATGGTGTAGATTTAAGTGGTACTACAGCAACCGCTCAAACATTATCAATAGCCGTTGGTGCATAATAATTTAGAATAGACATTCTAGTAAGAAAGCAGACTTAGGTCTGCTTTTTTATTGACTTATTTTTGTGCTAAGAACTCTTCGATGTATTTGGTTAAGTTGGTAATAGGTATAGAATCTATAAACTTCAACTTAAACACCATTTCTTCTTCTTTAGTAAACTTACGTTCTTTTGGTCTAACCCAAACATTAACACAAAATCTATGACTGTCTATATCTTCTAGTTTAGGAGTACCCCAACTAATACGCATCTCTGATGGTATATTATTTTCATCAAACCATTTAGTAATTGGAGTAAGAGCATTGTGAACTGCACCATGTACCATAAATTCGTAATCACCGTCATCACTCACAGGAGCACAAATTATTAATATAGCACCATAGTAATCGTCATTTATACTTTTTTCTAAAAAGTTATCTAGTTCTTTATCTCTCGGCATTTTCTTTAAGTACCCTTATAATACCTTCATAACGTCTTATGTCTTCTGGTGTAGAATCATTTTTTAGTTTATTGCATTGCATACATATAACCCAAAAGTTATCTATTGAATCAGGACCGCCTTTGCTTTGTGGAACAATATGGTCAGTACTAGGTGTTGCTTCTAGTGATTTATCTTCTGTGATGTTCTTTCCTAATCCATAATCTAATTTGTGTCCACAGTTTGCACAACATGTTCCACATAATGCTAAAAATTTATCATAGTCAACATTCCATTTCCTAGCATTTACATAAGCCCAAACAACTCTCAAGTCTTTGGACTCACATACTTGTCTGTAAAGTGCTCTGGTATGATATGTACCAGGATCGTATTTAGGATAAAGTTTCATGTGTTTCCATCATTGGCATGTCTATACTAAAAGGCATAGGAACAAGGTCATTGCCGGTTGCTTTTTCATACACATTAATAATACCACTTGCAACTTTTTCAGTATTATTCATACCTTTATAGTTTGTAGGATGTTCATGTTCAAATTCACGTTTGATATCCAGATGTAATCTATTACTATCTTCAAAGTGATTACCAGACTCTATGAATACTTCATCAAACAAATCGTCATCAAACTTGCCATGTACTTCTAACAGTTCTTTTACTTTTAAAAATCCATTCATTGTTGCAGTATAAATTTTATCATTGGGCCAATATGTTCTCATTTTTGTAAGAACAGTTGTAAGACTTTCTCCACCCCATCTGTCAAATGCATTATATAAATCTATCATGTGTGTTATTGAACCAGGACGTCTTAGTTTAAATCCTGTTTCGCAATCAGCATCTATTACTGCTTGTTCAATTGCAATTGGTATTGCATACCCCATAGCAATTTTTTGTTCGTGTACAAAATATTTTGCCATAGGTAATGAATCTACATTTAATGCTAATAGCATTTCAGATTCTACATTAGGATCATCACTTTCTACCCAACACATAGGTACTTTTTTACCAGGATACTTGTTTATCATATGTGTAATGTGTTGTTGTCCATCAGCCACATAGTAAAAACCGTTGCTATCTAAACGTGCTTGACCCGGTGTCATTAGATATGTTTTCCATTTTTTGTCTAGATTTTTTTGATGACTAGGCTCAGCAAATCTTTGCCTACTGTAATTGAATATTATTTTATCAGGATCTACCCATCCTAAATTAATAACATCTTCTGGATTATCTGTACCAAGTTCGATTGGTCCGATACGTTGTTTAACCATTTTTGCAACTGTAGTTGCTTTTACTTCTCTATTCTTTCTACCTTTGGAAGGATCGAAAGGAAGTGTATTTCCTTTTTTACTCATTTTTTACTCCATTTCTTTGGAATTATTATTTAGAGAGGACTTCTTTCCTCTCCACCTATTAAATATTATAACTATTTTTAAGTATTTGTCAAGTCCTTCCTTTTGAAAAACATAACAACACCATACAAACTAATAAGAAACCAAAATATTTCAATCACTATACTAGCAAGGTTTGGTGTATAAATTAAACTTACAGTAACAAGTATTGCTACCAATAAGTTATTAAAACTGTACCAAAACCCTTTAGGGTTTATTTTATCCAGTTGGAGTAATGCATAAGTTACAATTAGTAATGCTACTCCTGTCAATCCTATAAAGTCTGGTAAAGTCATTTTTCTTCTTTTTTATTTGAATCGTAAAGTGGTGGGTGCATGAGAACTTGTTCACGTTTTGATAATGTTTTTCTTCCTATTTGTGAACCTGGTTTATCTTCTCTATGTTCAGGCAAACTGTCTATGTGTTTTTGCACTTTGTCCTTCTTGCCAAAAATCTTTTCCCATGCTTTTGCATACTTGTCATGGTCATGGTCTTTTTGTATGGAGCCTTTGCCTCCATGCCATTGTCCTTTTTTACTTTTGTCTTTTTCGCTCATCTGCTTTTATAAGTGTTTTGTCACAATAAGGACAACATAAATCTATATCTAATAATCTTGTTATTGCTTCATGCTTAACAAAATCTACGTCCTCTTGTTCCATACTATTCCACATTTCTGTAGGGATTGGATACCCAACGTGTTTAGTGTCTGCCAAAATGCACACCAGTAAAGTATCCTATTACTAATGAAATAGGAACAATTATTAATAAGTCTACTGCCCAATGTAAAGCAATGGACAATGTTATTATTTCTCTCCAGTGTATTTTACATACACCAGCCCAATGTTTAATTTTTTCAACCAAATTTTGCACCACTGTTTACATCATTACTTTTTTTCTTTTTAAATGTAAAAAATGTTTTAAATCCACCACTTAATCCCCAAATAGTAAATAGATACACTAAAGTTAATATACCTATCATTTGCAAGATTGCCTCAATCCATTCTACCATTTGTCTAAATTAACTCCTCGAGTATTAAATGTACCCATTGCCCGTGCTTTTCTATAATCAAACGGAACTGATACTGAAAATGGATCTGATAATCCAGTTCCTACCCATTCTGCTGTATTATATAATGTGCTAGGGTTCACATGGTCTAGATACTTGTCTACCCACATATCATTCTTTTCACACCATGCTTCTACTTCTTCATATGTTCCATATACCAATGTTCCCATTTTGTAGGCACTACCATCCGCATGTAAAACTCTTGCAATTTCTTGATGTGAGATACAACCACTAGTATGTGTTAAATCTGCTTCGTATCTATTTGATTTTGTATTGTAAACTTTTTTACTCATAACATTATAGTTTGCCAACTGTTTATAATAAAATATATTAGCATGAAAACTATGGTTGTAATTACAATGTCTGGAATTGGATTACGCATTATAATTCTCCAGCCTATTAGGTATTACAACATCTTGATTACATTGTTCACAACACCTTTTATCTGATACAGGGTATGCATTGTGTGAATATTTGTATAACAACGGCTTTGAACAGATACTACAATCTATTATTTCACCTTTAAGTCTCATGATTGCCGCTTGGGCTTCTTTTTCTGTAAAGTTTGTTGGAAAACTCATTTACCTATGTCCTTAATGTTACTTTTGCCTATAACTTGATATGCACCTTTATTGTAAGCAGGAGCAATAGTGTACTGTTTACAAATCTCTTGTTTTTCTTTTTCCCAATTAAGGTCATCCTTTTTAGTACCGCCTCCGCTAGTCAAAGGCATACTAGGATACTTTTTGTTGAACTCACGCATTTCTTTCATTCTAAAGTTTTCTTCTTGTGAGAATCTTTTAGTTTTAAAGGCTTCTCTACTTCTAGGATCTACTTTAGGTTGTATGCCATGGCAGTAATCAACATACTGTTCAAATGTCCATTTAGGCAAACCCATACGTTTGTGTTCTTTGTTTTTCAGTCGTAAGCCTTCTTCCCACTTGGCAATATTTGCCTTGGTCATTTTAGGCTTATACTTTCTATTCCTAATGGTCGTGAGACCTTGTGCAAGATGCATAGTCATAGTATTAATTATACCAGATAAACTGGTAAATGTCAACCTATTTTTTTGTATTAAGACGTCTTAAAGCACCCATTTGGTATGCACCAAATAGTATTAACGGCAAGAACAGTATAATGTTTTCTGTTGTTTCCGCTAGGTTAAAAAGGCTTATTAGGTATCCGTATGCAAAAACTATTGCACTTAATCCTGTGATTATAGCCAAACCGGTTAGCATGTTTAATGCCATTTCTTTATATTCTATCATATTTACTCCTATGATTTTTGGTTAATTAAGCACTTATAATACACGATGTTGTGGTATTTGTCAACCAGAATATGCATATATTGTGGTTTTTTAGTCAAAAAGAAAGGGCGATATAAAAATATACCACCCCAACTATGTTATTAATAACTTAAAAGGACTTATCTAACTAATGTTAGAATGATTTGCTGACTGAAAATACAAATGTATCTTCGTCTGCAAGTCCTGAGCCGTCTTCAGCGGCAAAGTCCACATAAGCAACTGTTCCTTCAATACCTGCTGGTAAATCAAAACTTCTACTTACTGACCAATTGTCGCCTACACTATCCCAAGAACCATAAGACACATCAACTGCGTCCATTACGTTATATGAGACTTCTGTGTAGTCTGTGAAGTCATCGTTTCCGATGTTGTGAGATATAGTCAAGTCTTTGTATGTACCTGAGATATAAATCTCTGATCCATCTAAAGATGCATCACCACTATATGCATAGTCGATGTAACCAACGTCAAGACTAATGTCATTGCCGATTGATCCAGCCCAACCTACATATAGGTCAGTTTCTCTGTCAGCATCACTGCCAGCATAAGAAACTTCTGATGCCCAAACTCCAGCATAGATACCTTTTCCTGCGTCTAATTCAAGACCCATAGATAAAGCACTATCTCCTTCTGTTTGAGATTGCCCTCTGAAAATGTAGTCACTTCCGTAACCAACACTTCCGCTCACTGAAGCCGCTTGGGCTCCGAATGCCATAACAGACAATAGTATAATTACTAAAGCCTTATATACATTCTCAATGTTGAATAAATTCTTCATTTATTCCTCCTTTTTTATTATTATATACTGATAACAACAGACAGAAAAACTGCCTGTTTTGTCACAGTAATCTACTATTATATAGAATTATAAGGAAGAAGTCAACCTTTTATTCAGATATTATTAACAACTTATCCACAGGTTATTCACAATCAACCTGTGAGTCATTATCCTCCAAAATTTGCACTTCGGCAGTTTTTTCTCTGCGTCTGTTAAATCGAATTAACTCTATGTTGCCTTCTGTCCATAAAAATATTAAACAGAAGACAACATTTAATCCAATTTTCTTTCACTTACTTTTGGACATTTTTCAACTCAAAAAAAAGCACACCTAAGTGTGCTTTTTTATTTAACCTTACGGTTATTTGTCTTGCTTACGAATTGGCAAGTGCTTGGTAACCAGCGGCAATAACTTCTCTTGAAGCAGTACCTAATCTGTATTTGTTGGTTACTCTACCTTTTGAATCACTGTGAGTGTTCAGGTAAATTGGAAAACCTTTAAAACGTAATGCTTGGATTACTGCTTGTGGGTTTCCTGCGCCGAATCTAGCGGCGATTTGCTTAGAAGTAAGTTCTGCACCATTTTGTAATGCTGTTAGAACTTTAGTTTCTTTACTTACGAATGTTGTTGTAGTCATATGACCTCCTAATTTCAACATATTTACAATTTTAAAATATAATTTTATCATTGCTTTTCTATTCTGCTAAGGACAATTCCTTAACTTATAAACTATTATACTTCTTTTATCCACAAAGTCAACCTTTTTTTGATTCTAAATACGTTTCGTTGTGAATCCACTTGTTTTTCTTGATAAATCCCCATTCTCTAATACGTGGACCTACAAAAAATAAAGTCCAAGTATCAACATTAGGGTCAAGTTCAATACGATGAAGGGAACGGCTACCAGCAACTTTAATAGTGCCAGGCTTACGCCAAAAACGACCTTTAGGAGTATGCTCCCAATAGCCGCCACTAAGAATAATAGTACAATAACTCCAAGGATGGTCATGTAAGTCATCTGGATCTCCTTTGTGAAAATTGTGTATAAAAACGTTGAAGGGGAACCATTTCCTATCTTTTAAAAATAGATAATATCTAGTTAGATATGGTTCTTGGTGTATTCGGTCCAGTATTATTCTTTTCCTACCGCACCTTTCTAGTAGATTAAGAAGTATTTTCATGTTCTGCAACTCTCTGTCTGAGACTGGTACTGCTAAAACTATGGTCTCTACCATTGAATACTAATTTAATATTCCTGTCTTTGCATATTTGCTTACCAGTGAATTGTTTATCTTTGTATTCTACTCCTAACAATCTAACATTAATAGGCAATGTTAAAAGTAAATCCTCTAAATCCTGCTCTGTTGCATAACACACTATTTCATCTACATATTTTACAGCCGCCAACTGTATTTGTCTTTCTACTAAACTTTGTACTGGCGGATTTTTACTTTCTGGTCTATCTATTGTAGGATCTGTTTGTAGTCCTACAATAAGGAAATCACAATTTCTTTTTGCTTCTTCAAGCATTGTGATATGTCCTGCATGTAACAAATCAAATGTACTACAAGTAAATCCTATTTTGCCACAATCTTTATAACTTAATCTCATCTGTGTTCCTTAAAGTTGGCATTCCATTTGGCTCTAATTCACCTGCTTGTAAATGACAACTTATGTAACTTGAATTGTCTATAACTTTCCTAAGTTCCTTATCTAACTTGCTACCATAATTCATAAGTTCACTAGTGTAAGGGACTTCTATTTGTATTGTTGCTCTTATTGTTTTCATGCAAAGTCTTTAAGCATTTTCCTAATTTCTAATGCATGTTGTTCTTCTTGACCTATTTGTCCTCTAGAATACTCTTCCAAATACACACTAGCACCTTCTACTTCTTGTAACAATTTTTTATACAAGTTTACTGCATGTGTTTCATGTTCTAAACTTTCTTCAAGTATTTTTAAAATAGAATGGTCATGTGATTCTTCTATGTTTGCAATTACTTGACTTGGATGTCCATTTAGTCCTGTAATAAGTTCGCCAGCCTGTAAAGCATGATCCAAACTTTCTGTTGCTTGTTCTTGCAAAAAAGTTACAATAGGAATCCTATAAGGTCCTGTTACCATTAGTGAACTGTGTGCATATCTTACTACACCAGCCATTTCATATTCAATAATCTCATTCAGTATTTCACATACTTTAGATTCATTTAACTCTTTCAATTCCATCATTCTCCGTTGTAATACTCAAGACGTTCAATGTCGTCTTCAGTGGTTTCTTCGCCATATTGTATTTCTATAATATGACATGGTTCTTTTTTTATGTTATACACTTGATGCCATTCATTTGCTTTCACATGAAAGTCATCATCTGCTTTAAGTGTAAACACAGTAAAATTATCTGGATTGCTGGCACTATACTTTATTTCGCATTCGCCTTTACTAACAAACCATATTTCACTTCTTTTAAAGTGCCGTTGATAACTTATACCTTTCCCTGGTTCTATTATCAACTCCTTTACACGAACTGCTTCATCCTGAAACAAGTCTGAGAACTCGCCCCAGACTCTTCGTGTTGTTGGATATTTCCATTCCTTTAATATCCAACTGCTACTGTTTGCTTTGTTGTCTCCTCCGACTCCAAATTCAAACTGTACACCCTCGACTTCCATTTCTGGAATGTTATCTTTTGTTCTGTCACCTCCGTTGCAAAAGATAATGTTATGATGTGTATAAGCCTTCTTGGCTTGTTCAAGGGCCGCTTTAGCACTTCCATCACTATCATCAAAACCCCAAACAGTATCTACCATTTCGAGTCTTTCAATAATCTCTGCCCTTTCTTCAAATGGCATAAAGGGCCTGCCTTTTTTTCTAGTCAACCATGCGTCACTGTTCAACGCAACAACTAAGTGATGTCCTAGTCTTTTCGCTGACTCTAAGTAACTAATATGTCCTGAATGTAGTGGATCGAATCCTCCACTAACTATGACAACGGTCTTGTCCATTAAAAACCACGACTTCTCTGCATCTTAGCAACTCTCTCGTTGTATTCTCTAACACGCCTTGTTTTACGTTTGGACTTCATCCATTTCTGACCAGTGGGTAAATACTGTTTCATTTCCCCACGTGCTTCAGCATCACGGACATATTTGTTCCAACGTTTTACTGCTTGTTGCTTTTTACGATTACGTTTTGCACTAGGCTTTTCGTAATACTGTTGCTTTGCTAATTCTTTTTGGAAATCTGATTTTTCCAACTTACGTTTTAAAATACGCAATGCTTTACCAACATCACCATTTCTAACTTCGACTGCCGCTTTGAACTTATCTAAATAATGTCCTTCTTTCTTTGGCTTGTCATCTCGCCTCTTATTGTTCCACTGTTTTGTGAAATCTTTATTTCCTTGTCTATTTCTAGGTTTGTTCAACTTTTACCTCTAAGTTTAATTTTATAATCTGAATCAATCTTTTCATTACCGTTAGTATATACTAATGTAGGATAACTGTCAACCGATTTTGTTGGATATTGTTTAAAGAAAACGTTCTTGACCCCATTTTCCTTGAGTTTAGGCGCTCTATACATAATATTGTGTAAACTGTTTTCCACTATGGATTTAAGTCCTCTCGCACCTGTTTTACGTTTTGATGCCATTTTGGCAATGTCTTTGATATATTGTTTTTCAAATGTTAATTCTATATCATCATATTCTAATAACTGTTTGACTTGCGGTAAAATACTTGCTTTACTGTTTAAAAGTATTTTTTCCATGTCTTCTTCTGTAAGGTCTTCTAGAGTAATTAGATTTGGTAATCTTCCTATTAATTCTGGTATTAATCCATAAGATATTAAATCATCATGACTTACATGGTCTTGCCATTGTGTTTTTTCTTTTTTGTTTTGTAGTTCTGCATTAAATCCTACACCTTTTTTGTTTTTGACTCTTGCAGTAACTTTTTTATCTATACCTACAAATGCACCACTACATATAAACAACACATTTGATGTATCAAAATTTAGTGTATCAAAGTTACGTTTACTGCTACCATTATGTACTTTAATACTTGTTCCTTCTATAAGTCTTAGTAATGCTTGTTGTACTCCTTCTCCACTAATATCTTTTGTATTAGCATTAGATTCACCACTACGAGCCTTTTTATCTATTTCATCTATAAACACAATACCTTTTTGTGCTAATTCTATGTTCCAATCACATGCATCTAATAAACGTTCTATAACACTTTCTACATCTTCACCTACATAGCCTGCCTCTGTGAGTGTAGTAGCATCTGCTATTGTAAACGGTACATTCAAATATTCTGCTAGTGTAGATGCCAGTAATGTTTTACCTGTACCTGTTGCACCTAACATGATTACATTACTTTTTTCTATTTTTACATCTTCCTGACTGTAATATATTCTTTTATAATGATTATATGCACAAACACTTAATACTTCTTTGGCATAATCTTGACTGATTACAGTTTCATCTAGGTGTGTTTTGATTTCTTCTGGATTTGGGATTTCATCTAAGTTGAAGTCTTCTGTTATCTCTTCATCATTAAGGATCTTATGGCTAATTGATATACATTCATTACAAATATATGCATTTGGGCCTGCAATTAATTTTTTAACTTCGAAACGTTTTTTACCGCAAAAACTACACGATAAATTTTCTGTGTCTTTTGTGTCTGCCATTTATTTTTTCAAATACCTCTGTCTAGTATCGGTGGGATCTTCATCTCCATCTTTGGGTAATGGTATTGCCCAGAACCCTAACTGTTTATTTACTTCTTCTTGGCTTAAATCTTTAAGCATAGTGAGTACTTCATCAGTACTTAAATCATTTACATTCAATTCACTGTTTGCTATTAAAGTTGCCGCTCCTAGTAAATCTCCTGTTGCTTCTCTTTCTATAACTTTGGGACGTCTTGGGCCTTCAACTACTTTTTCTATTTCTTTTACTATTTCAACAGGAACTTCTACTATTTTTTCCACAGGTACTTCAACTATTTTTTCAACAACTTTAGGTTTTACTTTTAATTTTTTCTCTAGTTTTTCTAGTTCTGCTGTTAGTCTATCTATTTCACTATTGTCTGTTCTAACTACAACTCGTTCTGGTCCTTGTACATGTACAATTTTTTCAACAGGAACTTCTTTTTCAACAATCTTTTCTACTTCTTTGATTACTTCTTTTTCAACTGGTACCTTGACTTTTTTGATTACTTCTTTTTCAACAATCCGTTCTACTTCAACTGGTACTTCTTTTATTACTTCGACGGGGACTTCGATGATTCTTTCTGGTCCAGGGACCTCTTTTTCGATAGTGACCAATTTCTCTTCTGGGACCTTGACCTCTTTCTCAACTGTGACAATCTTTTCGACCTCAACTTTCACCTCCTTAGGCTTTTCAGCCAATTGCGTTTCTAGGTCTTCTATTAAATCTAAAGCATCATCTAACATTATTAATGTGTTAGCATACTTTGTATTTAAACTATCTAATGCCTGTTTAACTGTTATCTTTTTTGTCATCTTTTTTCAGTTTCTTTTCCAGTCGTTTTTCTAATTCCTTAATAGCAGGAGGTGTACTTAAATCTATTTCTGCTTCTACTTCTTTTTCCACAACTTTCTCAACTTCTCTGATGACCTCAACAGGTACTTCTTTAATAACTTCTTTTTCTACAATCATCGGTGCAGGTTGTTTATATCCTGACATTACATCTGCGGCATCATCCACCGCACTTGGTGGGCTTGATTGCCTTTTCAATGGTTGCTGATTAACTTCTTTTAATTCTTCCCTAATATCAGGACCTGTTTTCTCTAAGTTGATACCATAACGTAATAACGTTTGGTTAGCGGCTATGATTAACATAACTGCTAGTGGATCAAACACAAAGACAAGCATTAAAATGAATACTTGTACTGCTTTGTCTAATAAATCTTCACTATCTCCTCCAAAAAGTAATTGTGCTACATACTTAATTGGTCCTACTTCTTTTTCTAATGTTCTTACAACACTTTCTGCATCATATTTTTCATCTTTAAGTGTTGCTATTTCTATATAAATTGCATCTATCTGTTCATTGTAATCTTCTATCTTCAAAAGATTAGCATCTTGCTGTTCTGTATTACTGTTTCTTAATCTATTAATCTCTGCATTAGCATTATCTATTGTTCTTTGTGCTTGGGCTCTATAGCCATCAATGTTGTCTTGTTGTTTATCAATATCTTCTTTAATACTATCACGTTGGTCTTTCTGAGATGTGAAAAGGTCATTAGCCTGTGCAACATAGTCTATCTTTTCTGTGGTATCTCCTTGAAATAATCCACCTTCATCTGTTGTGATTACTTCAACACCTTTGTTTCTTAGGTCATTTACTGCTTTGTCTAATACTGATAGTTGGTCTCTTAAACTTTGTATTTGTCCTTGTGCATATTCTATATCACCTTGTACTCTTGCCCATGCACCATCTCTAATATCTTCTTGTTGTGCTATACTTTGACTTACATCTACTGTTCCACCTATGCCCAATATACGGTCTTCTAGTGTTGCTATTTTATTTTCTTGTCTACCTATTTGCCCATCTATACGTTCTACAATAGCAAAAGCATCTCCACTTTCACTTGCTTGATCCAAATGTGCTTTACTAAGATACCCAAAAATACCCATACTAGTTATAACCATTAGAATAAAAACAGCAGTCGACAGATATGCCTTCAATGTAAATGAAGTTTCATTCCAATATCTATATAACCAACTTGCTGTTAGAAGTTTGCCCACTTCTAGTGTGCCTGCCATAATCGCTATAGGCATAGCGGCGGCACTGAAAATCGCCATAAGTCCAGCAATACTGAACCAGGCGGCTACTCCGGCAATGGCAAGAGCAGTTATTAAAGTTAATATACCGAATAACATGCAACTATTTATCGGTAATTTCACTATGAATTAACACATATTGAAATAAATATCAGTATGGAACTATACTGGACACACAATCAAGCAGATAAAACACTAAAAACTATAATTTTTAATAACGACTATAATCAAGAATTATACTACACCACAGAAGATGGTGGGCAAGTAATTAAAAAGTATTTTAACGATAACCTAGTAACTTCTTTTGTACGCACAGACAAGGAAGATCCTTGGGAAGAAGAAAAAGTATGGATAGGTGCAACATATCCAGAACAAGTAAAAGGATCATATGAACCAATGTGGTATCTACAAGAATTATCAGAAGAAGAATATAAAGAATGGGAAAATACACATGATTGGGATATGTCTATGCCTTTATATGGTATAAGTGAGGATGGTTTTTATTTAGATAGACTGCAACGACATTCGCATGTTCAAGAAGGACGTGATATGGAAAATGTTGTTATAGACCTAGACAATAAACTTTGGATTGAAAAAGATAGTGAAGGAAACTATTACCAAAGAGAATGGTGTGAAGAAAACAATAGTTTCTACAATGTGCAACCTTGTTGTGTATTTCCAAACAATCCTGGAAGGACGTTACTTAAAGATTATTCCGAAGAGTAACTAATTTTTTGATGGTCGTTACGTTCTACAGTAGCACTATTATGTCCATGCTCTCTAACTGTAACTTCTTGTACCCAACATCTACCATCTGTAAGTTCAGATACTAAATCCTGTGCATAGTCAAAGACCATTTCTGCAAATCGTTCACAACCTGTTGCAGAAACAATTCTCAAATCAAGTAACTTTTTCTCTTCTAACTGTTTGAACGTTTCCAATTCTGGGTCATCTTCTGCAACCAAATATGTATGGTCAAACATTTCTGCTAACCAATTTTTAAGTGGCTTTAATCCACCAAAGTCCACAATCCAATTTCTTTCATCTAGTTCACCACCAAATTTAAGTTCAAACTGTAATGCATATCCGTGTATTAAATTGCAATGGCTATCTGCTCTCCATTGTCTAAATGCACAACTATGTCCAGTTGCATGAGAATAAGTTTTACCTGAATAAAATCTTTTGTTTACCATTATAGTGTCTCTATCTTGCTTGTTTGTTTTTGATATCCTTTACTAACTTCATCATTAGTTTTTGCAATGCTTAAAATATGTTCCATTTTAAGTTCTACTGTAGTATCAGGATTGACTGTCATCATATATGGCATAAGTCCAAAACCTTCTGGTCCTCTACCAACTATAAGAGGTTGTGTTAGTTCAACTAAACCATCACTATCTCTTTTATCTTTTTTTAATCTTGCGATTAGTTCTTCACCAGTTGTAAGCCTACAACTAACTACTTCGCCTTCTTTTATAATCTCTATTAACATATTAGAATTCCTGTAATATTTGTATTATATAGAATATATATGAAAAGTCAAGCATTTTTTATAACTATTTTGGACATTGTATTTCTAAGTTCATTAGGCTCACTTATAACATAGGATTGCTTGTATTCTTTACAAAAATATTTTATTGCATTTTGCACATCTTCCATAAACCAATCATCTAAAACAATCACCGTACCATCTTTACAATATTGAAATACCCATTCTAAGTCTGCAACTTTTTGTTCGTAAGTATGTCCACCATCTATATAAATGTAATCTAATATTGGTAATTTTAGTTTAAGAGGTGTATGTCCTTTTATCAATTCTACTTGCGGATAATCTGCAAAAAGTTTTTCGTTGTTTTCAAAAGTGTATGCTTTAGGATTGCTTATTTTTGCAGTTGGTATGTCTAAGATATTTTCTTCAAATACATCAGGCAAACCTGCTGTGGATTGTAATTCTGTATAATTATCTATAGTAATAATTTTTTTAGGATTGCCGTATTCTATTAAATGTAAAGTACTTTTACCACAGTAGGTGCCTATTTCTAAACACACGGAGTCCTGTGTAACATGTTCTTTAATTACATGTTCACAAAATTTTGCCTTTTCTGGGGAAAGGAATCCAATAGTATTCTTCCACGTTTTACGCATAAGAATATTTAATTAATAAGTTAATTAAAGTTATACTATTCCGGCTTCTTCCAAAGTTATATCTATTGAACCTTCTCTGATTAACTTTTTACGATTAGCCATATGCTTATCTTGAATTTCTTCTTTACTGCCTCCGAAGTATGCAACTGCATGTCCTTCTTCAACTAGTATGTCAGTAACAAGTCTGCCATTATCAGTGACAAAGTCACCTAAAATACGACCAAACTTGCCTCGCATGTCTTCGCCTTTTCTATTAATCTGTGTTTTGAGAATTGGGCCTGATTTTCCACCTATCAATTCTTTCAATCTAGCCTTACTAGCCAAGCCAAATTTCTTTTCAACTTTATCTCTAGTTCTGCTTTCTGGTGTATCAATACCCATGATACGAACTCTTTCGTCTCTGAGCATGATATCAAATCCTAAATCAATGTCAACGTCCACTGTGTCACCGTCAATTACCTTGACGACTTTACATCTGTACTCGTACATAATTACTCCTGTGTTTCCTACAAGAGTATTTATCTTAAACTACTGTTTTAATCGTTCCTAACTAAGAAGGTATGATTGCTTAGAATAGCAACTACAGGATATACTTGACCCCAACTTGGCTGACTAATATTATGATTATAATAATGTGTTGCACCACTTGTTGGATCTATTGTTACGCCATACATTGCTAATAGTGAAACTTGAACACTTTGTTTCCAGGCTTCCATATTAGGACCAATAGATTTTCCTTGCATGTTACCTTTGTAATAAACAACTTGTATGTCATCACTTTTGCCATCACAATACCAACTGAACTGACAAAGTCCTATAATAGGAACTTGATATCCTCTCCAGTTCATTCTCAGTTTGGCTTGTTTTGTAACACCACAAATAGTATTAGGGTATTTTTTATGTGCAACTCTGTTGAGTGTGACATGTGCTACTGCTGATTTACCCGCAAGGTTTTCACCTTTGGCTTCATGATAAACATTTTGTGCTAAACAAAATGCTTCTTCTTTATCTATTAAGACGTCTGTTGCATTGTAAGGTGCATAACTTAACATCATTGATGTTAAAATTGCTAGAAGTGTTTCCATACTTATACTCTCCCTTTAATTTTTTACTATGCAACATTCCTTATAATTTTTTCGTTAGCATAGTCAAGGATGTTACCTTTCTCATCTCTACCTGGAGATGTTGTAGCATGTATAATGCTATCAAAGTCTCTAATGTTGATACCAGTTCTATTAAACACACTATCAATAACTCTGTCTCTCATCACTTTCATATGAGGAACATTAATACTTACTGGGTATTTTGAACCTTCTGGATGGTCAATGTTTTCTTCATGACCATACCACATTTCTTCAAGAGCAGTAAGTTGAATATTTACTGATTCTGAATCATTGTCGTTCTCATTGTAGCAAGTAAAAGAACCAATATGATATCCTGGTATAGATACAATTTTGTCTTTGCTTTGATTTTGTGTGTTTAAGTTACTCATTTATTTCCTACCTTCCTTGTTAAAATATACATATATTATAACGAATTATAGGGTCAATGTCAACCTTTTTTGCCAAGAATTCTGGCAGATATTTAAGTGATATTTATGTGATTTCTTTGAATGGTATTCTGCTTACTTTACTCCATTGTTCGTCAGCAGTATATGATGCCGCCTCTTCAAACGTAGGCATTGGATCTTTTACTTTTGTAATAACAGGAGAATCTGTTCCACCGGATGGTGACATTTCTGCATTGAAGTCTAGCCATTTTTGGTCTTCTGGTTTTAACTTCCTATCACTCACAATAGCATCAACTGGGCATTCCGGCTCGCATATAGCACAATCAATGCAAATTTTTGGATCTATAACTAATGTATTCTCTAATTCAAAAAAGCAATCGACTGGACAGACTTTCACACAGGTGGTGTGCTTACAGTCTACACATTCACCTTTTACAACGTATGTCACTTAATTATAACTCCTGTTTAATACCATTATTTAACCAAAATACACCATTTCTATACCATTTTTCAGTAATTGGTTAAATATTATTAACTGATTGGTATTGAACCAGTTGACACAAAAAATGTTTCACCGCTCATCAAGATGTGATAGATAGGAAAGGAACTCGGTGTTCCCCAATCAGTCAACACAAAAGACTCCGGAGTCATTATTGTGATAAAGATTGTAAATACAACTGTTCGCTGGCTAAGTTCTTAGCCTTTGCCTCGCATTGTATGTCGAATTCCTGCCAAAAAGATAAAGCCCACTCATTCACTTTTTCATTAGGATAAAAGTCTGAATGTGCTCTTAGTTTTTGTTTCTTACAACCTAAGGATAATAAATTGTTGATGTCGTGCATGTCACCGTGCTGGTGATTTGATTCAAGCAAGGATGGTTCAGGTAGCCATTCATCCCGGCTATAACTGTAATGTAAAGCAGGGCGGACACCACGCCAACTATCAATAATCCTTTTAATGCGTTCATCAGTCGCTTGTATATATTCTTCATCTCTAATCCAATGGTGGTGTATGTCTAATACTAACGCCACATGTTTTTCTAGTTTTAAGGACTCATCTAAACCATGACACATTTCATCGTTCTCGATTGTAATAATGTTTCTTGCTTCAGGTGATAACTTAGGTAATATATTTATAATACCCTGTGCTCCTTGCCTGCCTGATATGTGTATATTGCATTTAAAGTCTTGGAACTCTTTGCCAAATCCCATCCAACGTGCCATATTTACATGATACTCAAATTCATCTATGCTACGTTTTATAACATCTTCTTTATCTGATGCAAGAACTGTAAACTGACCAGGATGAAAACTAAGACGTACATCTTTTTCTCTAGCAAGTTTGCCTACTTTAGCAAAGCCTTCTTCTAGCATTTTAATGTTTGTAGGATCTTGCCACATGTATGTCCAATCTTCTTGTGTAGCACCAGGTAATTGATTACTGCCTAGCCTAACCATTCTTCGTTCTGCTGGAAGTTTGCTTACCCATTCTACAAGATTGTATGCCGCCTGCATGTTATGAGTAGCAAGTTCAAGCATACGTTCTTCTGCTACAGACTTTTCTTGTCTATTAAGCCAAGTAATTGTTGTCATACGTTCTGTGTATTTTTGTTGTATTTCTTTAAGTATCTTGGGCTTCTGAGTTTGGTCAGGGTCCATATACTTGCAACAAAAACCGATACGTTTTATAGAATTATCAAACATGGCTAAATTATACTACCATATTATGTGTATGTCAACTAAATATTGCTATGGAGTTTGATTATATACTTGCTTGTGGAGATAGTTTTACAGAAGGCTGTCAAAATATTATAAAAAAAGGACCTGAGGGTACTTGGCCCGGTATGGTTGCAAAATATTTTGATGTTCCTTTTGATAATATAGCATTAGGTGGTTCTTCAAACACTATTATAAGTTATCAGCCTGTGCGTAGGCACAAAGAAATAAGTGAAAATTTAGCAAATGCTAAAAATCCATTATTAATATTTGGCTTTACAATGCATGGAAGATTAACATATTTTAATCCTAGAGTAGGTAATATAGAATCATATTATACGTTAGATCCACAACATATCTTAGAAAATGCACATCCATTTGTCCATGCACATAAAGATTATTTGCATCTTTTACTCCAAGAAGAATTTCCAAACAATTTAGAAAAATGGAAAACTGAACAATATGTAAATGATGACGAGGATTGGCTAGACAGTTTGACCCATGCAACTAGAACAGCAATACAAACTGCAAATGCATATAAAAAATTAATACCTAATTGTAATGTGTTGTGGGGATTTATTCATGAGGCATGTGAATTGCAAGGCTTCGGTGATGATATATTCCAAATAGTTAATACGTTGGAAGGTTACATTCCAAATGTATCTCAAATAAGAACAATTGAGTATCCTCATATTGATACATGCTTCAACAGTTACTATGATTGGAAACCTTTGCAAAGAGTTATGGGACATACCAATGATTATATTATAGGGGATGGTGATGGTCATCCTAACATTAAAGGTATTGAACTCATTGCTGAACAGTTTATAAAAGGCATAACTGGTAAGGTATCCTAAAAATATAATAAATACAGTAGTAGAAATACTATAATCGATTATATTATTGGAGTAACCAAATGGCAGATATCAACAACTTCGGGTTAAAAGGACTTGCTAACTTAGTACAGTTTGGAAAACGCGGACTAAAGATCCTCACAAACACCACATCAAACGAATTTACATTTACTGACAATGATGGTTCTACTCTTGTTGAAGTAAAAGGTGCAGATGCAACACAGGCTACAGCATTTTTTACAAAAGGACAATTTGATAGTGCAACTCAAACTATTGCACAATATGTTAGTACTGAACTAGCATTTAATTCAGGCACAACAACTTTATTTGAAGCACCTGCAAACTCTATGATTTACAGTATCCATGTAGATATTGGAAGTCCTTGGGTTAGTGCTGATGATACAACTACAGTTATTGTTGGCGATGACGGTGATACTGATAGACATTTTGGAGTAGGTGATGCTGATATGACGCAAACATTTCAATTCCAAAGTACTCATCAACATATTTACACGTCTGCAACCGATGTAAAAGCCACTGTGGCGGCTGGTAGTGCCAGTAACGGAACAGCAGTTGTAACAGCAGTTGTGATTACACAGGCTGGAATACAAAGTAATATCACTAGAGATTACGGTTCAATTGCTTAATAAGTAGAAACTAATTTAAAAAGCACATCTTCGGGTGTGCTTTTTTTTGGCAAATTAAAACTTTCTGATAAATACACACATAATGTTTAAAAATTTATTTAAGGATACTAAATTGAATAGAGAAGCAGTATTTGAACAACTTAAAATTGACGAAGGAGTTGTAAATGAAATCTACCATGACCATCTTGGGTACCCCACATTTGGTGTCGGGCATCTCGTCCTCGAATCAGACCCCGAACACGGACAAGCACTTGGTACGCCAGTATCAGAGGAAAGAGTCAAAGAATGTTTTGAAAAAGACCTTAACACCGCAATCGGTGAATGTGAGTTATTATACGAAGATGGGGTATTTGGAGACTTACCAGACGAAGTACAGCAAATCTTGGTTAACATGATGTTCAATATGGGTAGAACTAGATTAAGCAAATTTAAAAAAATGCATGCCGCAATATTAGAAAGCGATTGGAAAGAAGCCGCAGTGGAAGGCAGAGATTCAAGGTGGCATAAACAAGTTACTAACAGAGCAGAAAGACTCATGGTTAGATTAGAGAATGTATAATGAAAATATTTGATATTGTTAGCGAAGATGTAACTAAACTTAATACAGAACCTAAGTTAGATAAACTTCCACATGAAGAAGTTGAATCAGTTATTAATCGATGGGTAAACCAAGATGACCACATTGAATTAAGTAATGGAATGCATGTACTCAGTGGTGAGAATCACGGTTACGAAGACAATGTCGCACTCATAGTTGACCAAGATTATAAAATTATAGACAATGACACAGACATTGTTGACTTAATGCAACAATTCACCGCACAAGAAATAGATCCAGAAATAGTAGAAACTATAGTTGAAAAATGTTGGAAAGGTTATGAAAAGAAAGGAATGAAAACTATGTTTGGCAAACGTGTACCTAATTGTGTTAAAAAAGAAGGTAAAAAATATAATGCACCAAAACAACCTAACCCTGTAGCAAAACATAGTAGAAATAAAAGTGGTGCAGGTGCTCACAAGTCACCAAAAGATTATGATAGAAATAAAATAAAAGCAGATACAAGAAAAGCATTAGACGAAGGCGAAGAAAGAAGTATTATACGTGATGCCGTTATTCAACAACTAATAGATACATTTGGTGAGTCACCAGGTTTATTTGCAGATACTCGAGAAGAACTTATACAAAAAATGTATGCAGAATTAGAAGGTTTAAGAGTTGAAGATGTTGTTGATCCAAAAATGGAAGTTGGCGGACAACCAATAGGAAACTTTGCCAGTGGTAGAGTATTAGATGTTATTAATGCAAACGAAGTTATAGAAGATGCATTATCAAGTGTAAACTTATCCGACATGGAAGGATATGTTGACGAAGGAACATTTGTTGCACAAAAAAGTGCTATTATAGACAGTATATTAAGACAATTAAAAGACGAAGCACAAGAAGATGATGAACTGCTTAAACAATTAGCAGGCATGGTTATGAAAAAAGCAGATCCTAGAAGTCATAACAAACCACAATCTAGATGGCAGTTAGAACCAATAGAAGAAAATGCAAGTAAAGAAGAAATACAAGCACAAATTAAAAAATTACAACCAATTGCAGACAAATTAGAATTTGCAAAAAGTGAAGCCAGAGATATTACCAAAGTAATTAAGTATGAAAATACAGTTAGTGAAATAATGGTAAATCTTTCAACACTTGCAGATAAGTTAGGCATAGATGAAAAAGAATTAGACTACTATGAACGACAAGTTTATGAAGCAAAGAACAAATTAGAATCAGCAGTATATGAAATGGAAGAAGTATTTGAAGACAAATACAAAGAAGTTGCATATAAAATAGAAGAATTAGAAATGGATTTAGATGACATGGAATATGAAATGAGAAATGAATCCACAGAAATGATGACAGAAGAGCAATTCGATGAAGCCGCAGGTGAGAAAGATGCTTGTTATCACAAAGTCAAATCAAGATATAAAGTTTGGCCCAGTGCTTACGCCAGTGGTGCATTAGTACAATGCAGAAAGAAAGGTGCGGCTAATTGGGGCAACTCTAAAAAGAAATAATGAAGATTAAAGAAACTATAGAGTTTGCACAAGACTTTAATGCACTAATGAAGGGCATGGAAGAAGATTTAGCAAACAGAGAAAAAGAAATAGAAGAAAATCTTCGTAAATGGTTTGGCAAAGGCAAAAAAGGTGGAGCCGGAGGCGGTGGCTGGGACCGTTACAATACCAAAGGTGAAAGAATTGGTAAGTGTGGTGACAGTAGCAAAGGCGAAGGCAAACCTAAATGTTTATCAAAAAGCAAAGCCGCAAGTTTACGAGCCAAAGGTGGTAAAAAAGCCATTGGTGCCGCTGTTAGGAAGAAACGTAGGAATGATCCTAACAAAAATCGCAAAGGCAAGGCAAAAAACGTAAGCAACACTACACGAAAGTCAAAAAAATAAAATGAATTGGTTAATAATTCTAACATTAAAAAGTATCCTTTCAAGTATAATTGGTAGCAGTTTTTATCAATGGTTCAAAAATACCAAAATGGGTGTGTGGTTCCAAGTAAAAATGGATAACCTTATGGAGTGGGTAGCAAATAGATATGATATTGAAATTGCTAGTCGTGAAGAAAAATGGTTAGCACAATACCCATTACTTGCAAAAAGAATTGTAGATTTAGAAAAAGAAATTGTTAAACTTAAGAAAGAAAGTAAACAGTTCAAATAAATTCTAA